TGGTATGATGATTGGGAAGATCACCTTCCAAATACATTTATGATATATGTTAAGAATTGGTAATAAACAACATAAAGGAACACCACTTACTAAAGTCTCCTTTATTTAAAAACTCATCGTCGTAAGCTTTTTCTCTATCTTCATGTTCGAGGAATCTTACTTGATTAACATCAAATTCTCTTAATAGACCATCGCGAAATTTTTGCCATTGTTTAACACAACCGCTGTATGCGTTTAAATGAAACTCGCAAGCAATATGTTTTACGTTGTTTTTCAAATACGGAAGATTCATTTCGGTAAAGATACCATACTCTCCACCTTCACAATCAATTTTTAAATAATCTATCTTTGGGATATCGTAATCAACTACAAGATCTAAGAAAGACATCTTTTTATAATCTTTATGGTCTGAATAGACATTCGCAAAATGATTTGCTGTTGAACCAATCCCGGCCTCAATAGGTAAGACAGGAACCTTTCCGTGGTCAATAAAATAATCCGATATGTTTCTTATAAGCGTTTTGAGATGAGGGCGAGAAGGCTCAACGGCAATGATACGATTAGCACCACGATCCAAAGCATGACATACAAAAAAGCCAACACAAGCACCAATATCGACAACAGTATCACCAAGCTCAACGTCACGCCACCATTGATAATCTTTTCTATAAAAGAATTCATGATATAAAGTTTGAACATCCGTTAACGGAAGTCCCTCAGTTAATAAGTTTAAGTTTAAATGTTTCTTTTCCATAATCTACCAATTGTGTATGACATTTGCCATAATAAAGAAGCAGGTTAAAAAGTTAACCCCCACAATAAGAGTCCGAAGCAAAGCCACATAATTATCATAGGGTTCGGTCTTTTCATCAGAGAACCCTCCTAATGCATACTTCCATATTGTCCATATATTTTTCATTCGTAATCATTACCAACATATTCAAAAAATCCATTAGGACCCACTCTATATGTTGACCCAGGTTTCAAATCAAGTTCGTCAACAACCAAGAACTTATCATCAGGATCTGATTCTTTAAGAATTCTAAATCCATCAGGGAACTGCTGTACTAACGTATTTTTAATTTGTGTAAATTTTCCGTCTACCATTTTATATATTCTCCAAGTCTGTATTAAATTGTTCAGTAGGTGTTGTCTTAGTCCAAAAGCTCAAAGTTTTGTTTGTTTCTTCAATCTGTTTCTTTAACTTTACAATTTCGTCTTTTGTAAGGTTAATGATACTTAATGCGAGCAATCTGTTTGTGTCACCTCCTAGTGCAGATGTCTCTTGCATTATTTGTTTAACGACCTGTGCCTTTGTATTGTCTTTCATTACAATACGACTATCAATAAACGCTTGAATAAACTCCATCTTAACTTTAAGCCATCGAACCTCTTCAGTATACTTTGCTACTTCAGCGTCAATTCTCTGCTGTAGTATCCCAAGGCGGTAGTCACAAAAGTCCTTTAGAAGTGTTTTTGCATCCGCATATTCTCGGAGTTTGCCGTCAAAATCAATAACTGTGATGTTTTGCGAATATGGCTTGGATAACTTAAACTTAGAAATAAGCTTAGCATCGTTCCATTTAGAGGAGGCTAATTTGAGTTTAACCTCAAACCTAAATCCATTCTTATCACAAAGATCGTCGTAAGATACAATATCTCCATCTTCCTCTAACTTATCAAGTACCTTAACATATCCTTCTCGGTCAAAGCCGTATGGTACTTCTGTGATGGAGACTAAGGTTTTACCCTGTCGTTTAAAAGTACCATACGAAACATACTTGGTGGGATCTTCAGTACTCTGCTCAACCTCTCCTGTGTAATCCGGAAACTTGACTCGGATTGGAGTTCGTATTGCATTGTTATTAATATACTGAAGACAAGCCTTAGCAAGATCTTGAGGATCGTGCGGAAGAATGTTTGTAGCAAATCCTGTCGCAATACCTTTTGTTCCATTTACAAGTACCATAGGAATGATAGGTAAATAGAATTGAGGTGGTTCGTGCTCAGGATCTTCATGTGCCGGACTCAAATCAATATCTTTAATATATTTGTTAAAATTGTCAGAGAGTCGAGAATAAACATAACGAGGAGCACCTGCTTCCTGAACAAGTCGAGTACCAAATGAACCGCGACCTTCAATTAAGCAAATGTTGTTGTTCCAAGTTGCTGCCATTAATTGACCTGCGCCTGCCGCAGATGCTTCACCATGATTATAACCATAATCTGATATAATACCTGAGACTGCAGATACCTTTTTAAAATCTTTCTTACTGTTTAAGATAGAGGAATATAGGTAGAACCTTTGAACAGGTTTGAGTCCATCAATCATATTTGGAATAGCACGAGATTCAACGGTATACATTGCGAATGATTTCCATTCGTTAGCTGCTACCTTTGAAATAGGATACTCTGTTCCTAAATTGTTTTCACTAATGTAAGCTGTTAAATCACTCATAAATAATTACCTATAATCTTGTTGTTATCCACTCTTTTAAATTCTTGTTTTGTTACGACTCCAGATTTTACATCATCAATTAATCGTAACGCATTTTCCTTTGTCATTTTACCTACTGTATAGTTGTGTAACATTATACATACATAATCTTGACAAGGCTTTGGTCTGTTTTCGTATATTGCACATTTGTTAGTTGATGTTAGGTTAACACAAGGTAATAACAAATCATCTTCTCCTGGTATGTCAACTTTATCAAATAGTGTACCATTACAACAGAGACCACAATCAAAGCAAAGATTATCCAAACATATACTCCTTTCTTAAATTGCTGTCCTTACCAAACATCATTTGAAATACTGATGCATCATCAACTGTGACTACATCATACTTCGGACAATTAATAATAGTACTATACTCATCTTCGGTTAATGAACCTAGACCTTTAATGTATCTGTGCTTATATGTAGATTGCTTATTCTTAAACGAACTTGCTTCTTCATAAGTATAGAACCATTCAACTTCATCACCTTTTGAACTAATCATAATAGGTGTTCTCGTAATCATTACTCTCTGTTCAGTTAACAGACGAGGCCAAAATTTGTAAAAGAACGCAATCAGCAATGGACTGATATGTCCAATACCATCATGGTCAGCATCAGTTAATGTTGCGATATGTTGATAAGACATATTGTCAACAGAATTAGGATCGTTAATATCCAATCCTAATACAGCAACCAATTCAGATAGTTCTTTGTTCTTTAATACCTCAGCAGGTTTCATATCCCAGGTATTCATAATAACACCACGGAGTGGAAATGCTCCAACCTTATCAGGGTCGCGAACCTTTAATAAGAATCCCATCGCAGAATCACCTTCCACAATCTTTAATGTTGCATCATCTTTATTTGCTGATATATGTTTAGCAACCTTAACCTTACGGAGTTTCTTTTGAGCCAATGTAGCAGCTCTTTTATCTGCAGCAAGTTTCTTTGCTAACTGCGCCTCAATAATTGGGTCAATAATATCAGGTGTATTTAAAATCTTTTGAGCAAGCCAAGCACCATCACGAACACCGCAAGATTCCATGTGGGATTTGATTTCTCCCCAAGGATTCGTTAACCTTTCTTTTGTTTGAGAATCAAATTTAGGATTCGTAAAGTTCCTAGCAAACATCACAAAGGTTAAACCACTCTTAATTGTAGTTTTTAATACTTCGACTTTATGACGTCTTTTAATTTTAACAACGAGTTCATCTATAATAGCGTTCATAAAGACATCTACATAAGTACCACCTTGTCTTGTGTTAACACCATTTATAAAACTATTCGTTCTAAATCCATCCTCTGAAGGTGCAATAAAGTATGACAGATTATCAGTCTTCTCAAGAATTGTAGTATCACTGAATAAAGCAGCATACTGTTTAATGTCTTTTACTTTAACTCTTTTCTTATCAAAGCTAAATTGGATTTCTGGGAAAGCCATTTGTAAACTGATAAGACGATCTTCAATTAATGTAATCGTATCAAGTTCTTCTAAACTATCAACCTCAAATAAACTAAAGTCAGGAGTAAAGGTTACTTCGGTACCATGACCTGCTCTATCGCCTGTTTTAATTTTTAATGTATCAGCACCATCTTTACAATCAACTTGTATGTATTTTTTATTAGACCAAGTTTTACCTGAGAAAGATTCCGATAGGAAGTTCGTAGCAGCAGAGCCGACACCGTTAGTTCCAATCGTAACTCGTTCATCATCAAATGAGGTACCTGCATTAACTCTTGTCCATGCAGCAACAGGTCGTAAAAGTTCTTCTTTACTTGTTTCGTCAAATATTTTATCTTGAGGAATACCGCGACCGTTATCTGTCACTGTAATAGAATTACCGCGAATGCTTACATTGATTTTATTTGCGTATTTAAAATTAGTACGAATTGCTTCGTCAATTGCATTATCAAGAATTTCGTCAACCATCTTTGATAGTGCAGGTACATACTTTGCTTTCTTCCATTCTCCAAGAACAAATCTTTCGATGTCTTCCTGAGAACTTGAACCCATGTACATACCGATACGTTCACGAACATGCTGTCGTGCCGTAAGTATTCTAAATTGTTCAGTGTTCGTTGCCACTATATTGTCTCCATCATCAATTGCCATTATACCACAGTTGAAGGTCAATGTCAATAGTTAATTGCTTTCAGGGCTGCACCTTCTCTACGAGTTCGCGCCTTACCACCCTCTCCAGCAATTCATTATGATACCATTCTAACAGGTTTCATTGTGAATGTCAATAGTTAATTTCACTATCGTCTGGTATCTATATATTGTATAAGGAGAAAAAAATCAAATTTTTTCATATTGGCTATTGACATTCGTTATGAGATAGTATAGAATAGTTGTATATGAAATCGGAAAAGGAGTTAAATTATGAAAAATGAATATATTAAATTGTTGGCTGAACAGTCAATCAGAGATGGAGAACAAAGGTATACAGAGGCACAAATAAGGTCTCTGGTTGGAGCTCCAGATATTGACGAGGATAATACCTGTGGTTGCGGAGAAGACATCAATACCTGTCCTGATGCATACGAACATATGACGCATGGTGTCTGATATAACTAAAAGTTCTATGGATATTCCTAAAAATTATAGAACTTTTTTCAGTCTAGCTATTGACAAGATAGCCCAAATAGAGTATAATATAATCTGAAATTTGAAAACAATGGGAGTTGTTATGAATTATGAAATCAAACCAAGGACAACATTCGTGTCCACCTCGCTTCAAGGCTATATTGAGGCATCTTACGCAGACCTAGTCAAGGTCTTTGGTCATCCACAATGTACTGAAACCTCTGGTGACGGTAAGGTCGATATTGAGTGGGAAATGAATATCGAAGATTTTGACCACAATGCTATCCGTCCTTTTACAATTTACAATTGGAAAGATTACGACGGTGGTTATGAAGCAATGTCTAACAAAGAATACAGATGGCATATCGGTGGTACTTCAAAGATTGTATCTGCTTATGTTAATGAATACTTTGAAAATGAAATGGAGGCTGCGTAATGAGTAAGTCAATGACATTTGAACAAATTAAGAAATTCCTAGAAAAGGAAAAGGTAAAGTACCAAAAGGAAATGGCAACTGCCGAAGCACGAGAAAACGCTAAGAACGAACGTGCTGCTGCTAAGCTTGCGAAAATGAAAGACTTTGCGTTATATTCTGACGACAAGTTTGACCCAGCCATTGAGCTAGGATTGACTCCAACGTATAACGAAGGAGGGTTCGACCCAGAGTGGAACTAATCTGGTTTTTTGCGGCTGCTCTCGTAGTAGCCATTTGTTTCTTCGCAGTCATTAAGATTTGTTTATGGCTTGCGGAGACAGTTTGGGAAAACACATTTTTGCTGTTCTCTCTATTAATATTATTTTTAATTTTTGGATTATAAAATATGCAAGTTTGTTTCTCGGGTCCTCGCGACGGGCAGTTAGATATGAATTTACAGGCACAGGCCTTGATGGCAGTCAAGTTCTTTACAAAAGAACTTGGTATAAATCGACTCCGTACCAACATTCATATTAAGTTCCATCACAAGCTCTTTTTAGACAACTCCCACAGTGAAGGACTTTGCGAGTCGGTGGATCCGAGAAATTTTATTATTGATGTCGCATTGTATGGGAATTGGATGTCGACATTAGCTCATGAATTAGTTCATGTGAAACAGTTTGCTCGTAAGGAGCTTACAGAAAATTTACAGTATTGGAAAGGTAAGGACCACACCGAAACTGCGTATTGGGAACAGCCTTGGGAAAAAGAGGCTCGAAGGTTACAGAAGAAACTCATGATTGAATATATGAATGAGTTTGAACAGAGTTAGTATTTGGAAATGCGCTCATAGCTCAATTGGATAGAGCAACAGCCTTCTAAGTTGTAGGTTCCAGGTTCGAGTCCTGGTGGGCGTGCCAAATTTATAGGTCAGTGGTATAATGGTATTACGTCAGTCTCCAAAACTGAAAATTGCGGTTCAACTCCGTGCTGGTCTGCCCAGTAACATTAACTATACAGGATAATAATAATGACTTGGGATCATAAACCCGCAGAAGAGAAACCTTATATTCAATTGATATGCAATCCATACGAAGATAAAAGTTCAACTAATACACGAATCACCATTGACGTAATGGAAAAAGATTTGAGCAAAGATGATATGATTGAAGTATTAGAAAAATTTATGATATCAATGGGCTATCATTTTAGTGAAGGCGAACATTTAGGAATAGAACACTACTGATGGATATTGTAGTAACAGAAGTAACGGAACACGAAGATGGTAGTGCAACACTGCAGATTGATATGGACAATGAAGTCCTTACAGCACTACTTCAATCTGCTTTATTGGATGCAATTAAAAAAGGTTTAGAAATATATGAAAGTCGAAATATCTAATTACAACGTTGATGGCGACCAGACAATTAATGTTCGTATAGACGACTTTGATACTTGGTCCATAGACCATACACTTGCTCCTATTATTTTACCTATGCTCAAACAGCTAAAAGAGACTACACACGGTTCACCCATAGTTGACGATGAAGATGTTCCACATCTGCCTAAACAAGGAACCCCTGACAACGAAGCAATTCAGCGTGATTTTTTTAGCAGTAAAGAGCAAGACGAATTATTTTGGGGCCAATACGAACAAAGGTGGAATTGGATTTTAGACGAAATGATATATGCATTTGATTGTAAGGTAAATCTAGAGGAAGTGTTTATGCGATACAATCCGTTTGACGACTCATTTCGTATAGAACAAGAACGAATAAGTAATGGCTTTCGTTTATTTGGCAAATATTTTGAATCCCTATGGGACTAAAGATTGACATTCTTAATAAAGTATGTTATAATAAATATGTTTTTATACAAAGGTTTAGATAAAAGGTAATGTCTAAGAAGAAAGAAAGAATACCTCTAAAAGGCGGAGCAGAATACGATGCTCTAACTAAATGTCGCAAGTGGTATATATACTTGACTAAATCAGGCGTTACTAAAAGTATTAAGAAAGGTTATAACAAAAGGTTTAGAAAAAATGGAAAGGAACAAATCAAATCCAGTAGCGAAGAACTGTAATAAGTTCAATAAGCCTGCTACGCACAAAGATCGTAAGAAGGCAGCAAGCCGTGGTTATACTAAACATAAGGGAATAAACAATGAACTTAGTAGAATACTTTAAAGAACTACAAAGTCATGATTGGTATTATGAATATTCAGACGACCATTCAGTTTGGACAAGAGGAAAGAATAATAGTCGTAGGCTACAGTCAGCAGCACAAGAAAACGAAGTGATGCTGCGAATGTATAAGGATTACGCTGACTATGTATTTAATAAAATGCCAAAGCCTGTAATTGAAACGTACATATGAGATTGTTAGAAGAATCATACGGTGATATCAGAATCTTTTCTGAACGACCTTACGGTTATAAAAGGTACATTGTGAATTGGCCTGACGGTAGAGAAACAATGTATAGTGGTCTGTGGTATAAATTTGAACAAGTAAAGAAACTTGTTGAGGAACAACTGCCGGATTAGCTCAGCAGGTAGAGCAGCTCACTTGTAATGAGAAGGTCGCGAGTTCGATTCTTGCATCCGGCACCATATTGGAAACGTTATGAAAGAAGTATTTGTATTTGATGTAGACGGAACATTGACAGATTCACGGAAACCTATTGACTCTGAATTTGAATCCTATATGATTGAATTTGCGAAAAACAATGACGTCTATTTCGTCACTGGATCCGACAGACAAAAGACCTTTGAACAAATAGGTCCAAATTTATACGAGTCTGTCAAGGGAGTCTGGCACTGCAATGGAAACGAGTATTGGGAGAAGAATAGGCGTGTTAGTAAAAATGACTATACTCCTGATTATGAATTTAAACATTACTTAACTCAGTTTGTTCATAGAAGCAAATATCCAATTAAGGCAGGAGATCATTTAGAGATTAGAACAGGTATGATTAATTTCTCTGTCGTTGGTCGTAATGCAAATGAACAACAAAGACAACAATATTATGATTGGGATTCAAGGAATAAGGAAAGACATCAAATCGTAGAAGATATTAATCGTCTATATCCAGCAGTACACGCAAGTATCGGTGGACAGATAAGTATTGATATTATTCCTAGAGGTAATGATAAGTCACAAGTGGCTAAAATCCTAAATAAAGAATATGAGTTTATTCATTTCTTCGGAGATAGAATGGCTTATGGTGGAAATGATTATCCACTTGCATTAGTAATTGACTTAGGTAAGATGGGATGGAACCATCCTGTTGAATCTTGGCAAGACACCTGGGAGAGGTTAAAGGAATTATGAAAAAGAAAATAACGTATGCACACGAGTTGCATGAAGAACAAACACTCGAAGTTGCTGGAACAATTGAAAAAGTAGAAGGCGGACGAACATACGTCCGTAGACTTGATGGATATATTGTTGATATGCCAACAGAAAATATTATTGAAGAAGTTGAGATAGGTTAATGATTCGTTCTGAAAAAGGTGAAAGAAAAATTGATTGGTACGTAAAGTGGGTAGCATCCGTTTTAGTATTATCAGCAATTATTTTTAGGTCAGCAGGGTCAGAGTTCCATTTGCTTGATTTATATTTTAGCTTTTTTGGAATAGGTTTATGGTTATGGGTAAGTTTGCTTTGGGAAGACCGAGCACTTATTCTTTTGAATGGAGCTGCGTTTGTTATATTGGCTATTGGTATCGTAAGAGATCACGGTCAATGGTGGATGCAGTGGTGGTCTAATTTATTATGAGCCCTCGTAGTTTAACGGATAAAACAGTCGGCTACGAACCGACAACTAGAGGTTCGATTCCTTTCGGGGGCGCCAACAGGAGTATATGATGGAAAAAACAGAAACACAAAATTTGATTAACGCTTTAAAGAAAGGTGTTGTGACGGTTGTATTTAAAAAGATTAATACTGAAGAGATTCGTATTATGCCATGTACATTGAACCCAGATGTACTTGAAGAACATTCTGTAAAAACAATCATTAAAGATTTTAGCGCAGATTCAGATCATGTTGCCGCATGGGCAATTGATAAAGAAGCGTGGAGATCTTTTAGGTTAAATACAGTTATATCATGGGAGGAAGGTTATCCTTCAGGAGCAGCAAGTGGCGAAGTGGCCTAAATCACAATCTTGGTATGGTGGGGTACGTAAAGAATTTAACTTTGAGAATGGATATATAATTTCATTAGTTAAATTTCCAGGTTCTTATGGTTATAAGAAAGGACTTTGGGAGCTTGCGATAATAAACAAAGATGGAGACTTCGAGGATCCGCCCTACGAAGAAGTATTAAAAATATTAGATGACTATGACCAAGCCGACCCAGGAATTTATGGTTATCTCAATGATCCCTGTGCGGATAGGATTATTGAAGCAGTAAGGAGAATAGATGCCAGTTAAATTAGGACAAAGCGCAAGAAAGATTGTAAGAGGAGCCGCAAGGCCTTCATTTGAATATACTCATGATTATATTAAAGTATATTCTAATGGGGCTTTAATAGAAAAGTATAATGCTTCGAGTACAAAGAAAAGAGATAAAAGAAAAATCAAAATTGAATTGGAAAGACGTAATAAACTTGGAAAAGCAAATGTCGTTTTTGGATAAATTAGCATATGAATCAACAAAGCTTTTATTATGGAGTGGAGTTGTTTTATGGATTGGAATTATAGGTGTAAGTTTTTATAACCTATTTGAAAAAGATGAAGTAATAGGGTATACACATCATGGTGTACCTGTTTTAAAATCTGAATTGGAGAAAGAAAGTGAGTAAAACTCGACAAGCACATATTCGTAGGGAAGCCGTAACGGGTAATAATGAATCAGGCTCAAGAGGTCCAGATACAATGTATATTGTGGACTTATTGGAAAATGGTCAAGTAGTAGAATCAAGGAAGCTTCCTGGTAAAAGTGAATCTTACGCAAGAGACGTTGTAGAAAATTGGGAGAATGGAATAATCCAATTGCTCGTTGATTGATAAATATATCAAAAGAGGTATATTCAATTGAGTAGATTACAAGGTTCAGGTACAATTTCTTTGAATGACATTCGTAACCAGTTTGGTGCGAGTGGTAGTCCGGACATGGCCGAATACTATAGAGGCGGTGTTAATGCGACGAGAGTTCATAGTTACGGTTCAGGACATAACACAACAGTTCCTACAAGCGGAACAATTGATATGGCAGACTTCTATAATACACATAGAGGTTGGCATCTAGTATGTGGTCAGGCTCTCATCGGCACCAACTTTATTCGTAACTATGGTTATTCAACCGGAGAGATTGTTCCTGCGATGGGTTCAATCAATCCAACAAATTACCGAGGAGCAACAATACTTGCGTTTTATCGAGTTTGGACAACATTTAAAAATCAGCAAAACTATTCTCAAGTAATTTATATGAGAGGTATTTTACCAAGGAATTGGTTTAACCGATATACCGACGGTTCATATACTTTATACACCGCGAACGCAAGTTGGAACAGAGACTATAACAACAATAGGACAAGTTGGATTTGGGGAAACAGTTATGTTTTTGGTACAGCTCCTTATTCAAACGGAGCAGTACTTTCACCTGAAACACCACAATAGGATTATATAATGGCAATAAGATTTGATTTAATAACAGAGATTAACGATACAGACTTCAACCGAATGTTTGATGATTGTATTGATAACTTAAATAATGGAAGCTATCCTTGGGAAGGCACACCTGTCGCTGCTGGTGACAATGAAGCAAAGCGTGAATATATTCGTACACAATTTCAATCTCATTTAAATTCAGCTGATGCAGGCGGAGTTGTTTTTGTATGTTCAGAAGATGGTTATGCATTAACAATGTCTTCAGGATTTGTAGAAGGTACTCACTTCGTTGGAACAATGATACTAATTGGTCGCAACCAAGCGGGAAGTAAATCATATATGTATGCTGATGAATATCATGCAGCAAGAGAAGCATTTTGGGACGAAGTAAATTACCTAACTTGGGATTTTCAAACACTAGGACCAGGTACAGCATTCTTTGACCATATAGCAACTGTTTATAATGATACAGTAACAAACAATCCTGATTGGATTCAGAATGCTCGAATGGCTCGAGCACGAGATGGAGATATGGCAGGTGAAATTGTACCAGGCGAAGCTAACACAACTATTGTTCCTGCTCATGCAATACAAGAAAACGAACTTGGTAATTCTGGTCTTAGATTAACAACATCAACACCAATCCCTGGTGAGGAAGGAGTTGATGGAGAATTTGAACCTGAAGACGACCCAGAAAGATTACAATGGTTAGAGGGTACTCACCCAGACCAACAACCCCCTGAAGAGGAATAAATTATGAATTATAAAGGACACAATGTTGAGGTATTAACACCTCTTAAGAAAAAGATGATTGACGAAGCAACCAAACCATTTGATGTATATAACGAAGGACCGTTTAAAACTTCGTTAAGTAAAATGGAAGGTGTATTTAGAAAAGAAGTTGTTTCTTATAGAGTTAAAGATGGTTACTTATATAAAGAAACCGCTATTAGAGATTTTTCCGATGGTGATTATCATGACACCGTCAAAATAGAAACTCTACATTCAGTAGAGAAATAATAAAAGGGGCATTGCGCCCCTTCCTTTACTTTTTAGTCCAAGCTTGTGCACCAAAGAATGCAGCAACAATACCAGCAACAGCAATAAAATATACTCCTGCCATATCGCCCAAGATATCAGCTGCCTTTTCATAACCGACCACATTGGATCCGATTACTAAAACAGGATATGCTAACATTCCATATAATGAGAACCATGCCATACTACGTTGTGCATCTCTCATTGCATCCTGGTCTTCGAGTTCTTTTCTCTTAAACTCTAAATACATTGCCTCTTCGACTTTGGAAACTTTACCGTCTCCATTTGTATCAGCAGGATGATGTCCGCTTGCTTTAAGTTCTTCTTCCATTATTTTTCGCCTTTAACTAAAGTATATACTCCCCAACCTAGACCAACCCAGGCTGCAAGTTTTACAATACCACCGAATAAAATTATAGACCCGCATATTGCGATTAGTACGCCACCGTCTAATGAAGTTCTTTCGACTAATCTATCTTTAATAAAATCTAACATATTTTTCTCCTTTTTTATTTTACACTATATAATCTATACGAGACTTCCGAGCGGTATGTTTCTTACCGTCTTTAGTTACGTAAGGTTTAGTGATACCTTTACTTCCTTCCCTAATGAATAGCAAGCTTACCACACAGTAGGTCACAGAAGTTAGCATAATTGCTAATAATATAAATTCCATTTTAAAATCCTATTGATACTCCACAACCGCAAGAAGCGGTTTCGTTTGGATTGATAATTCTAAACGATTCGTTCAATCCTTCCTTCATCCAATCCAATGTTGCATCTTTAAGATACGACTCGGACAACTTATCTATGACTATCTTAAACTTTCCGTAATCAGTTACAATATCATCATTATTAATTTTATTAGCATATTCAATAATATACTCAAACCCAACACACCCACCAGCAGTGACACCCAACCTAATATAGCTAGGTTGCGATCCTGACGTTTTTTCAATTGCTTTAGATATTGCTGCATCGGTTAGTTCCATTACTTTTTCTTTTCAAGATTATCTAATCTTTTATTGATATCATCAATCAACGATTTAAGCTCAGTTGTTCCACCAGGAGCAACAGGAGGATGTGAATCTACTTCAAGAATTTCTATTCTATCTTCAAGCTCATCAATTTTTCCAGTAATACGAGGATACTTTTTTCTCCAAGCCTCAGGGTCATTTTGTAACCAAGTCCAACCCCAACGAATTACAAGATATTCTAAAATACCGTCAAATTTTGCTACCGCCCAAGTTGCCATTCTTGTATCTTTAAACCAAAACAAGAATCCTGCGCCTGCGATTGAACCAAGGATTGCTGTATAAATCCATAAGGTATCTGATAATAGCCTCTCTAAAATGTCCATTAGTTGTCCTTAGTATATTTTGTATAGTTATCCATTGAGTGGTCTGCAAGGCCGTCAAAAGGCTTTAGATTAATCCACGAAGTCACAATACCTCGTAGTTTATCTTTCAACTTTCTCCACCAAGCAAGGTTCTTGATAATACCGTTATAGTTAAAATACATAACTGTACCGTGATGACGGTAACCCATAACCCAAGGTGGTATGACTGTAACTAAATCATTGTTATTAACAAAACGATAATGTTCAACACTTGACATGTTCTTTACAAACTCGGCATTACCAACTCTTGGTGATCCAAATGTATATAGAACAGGTTTGTGTACTTTTAATCTTGAAGCAGCAATTGTTGCCATTGCTCCACCTAATGAATGTCCACAAATTGAAATCTTTTTATCTGAATGTTTTCCAAATTCTTTCATAACGTCTTCCCAGATATCGTCAACTTCGTTTTGGAAACCGTTATGTACCCAACCACCAACTTGAGCCTTATCAGGCCAAATATTTAAATCTGCTTTAAGGTCGTTGAGTTCTGTAGGTTCAGTACCGCGGCAACATAGAACGAATTCTTCTTTATTCCAAACACAATGAGCTTGTGCGCCGTCTTTATCAATAAATTTATGACCGGTATAACCTAATGCTTTGAATAATGGTTTGGCTTCCTTACCATCTTCATATGCAATTTTTGCCATTTCTGCTTTTTTAATAGCTTCACTTTTTACATCATCAAATTGTACTTTATTTTTCATAAGTTCTCCCATTGAGATATATACAATTGAGTTCAGCAATTATTTATAAATACTTTCATATACAAAATGAATTAAATCATGAGGAAACGAAATGGCAAACAATTTAAAAGAACTAACAAGGCAACACCACGATAACGCAGAAAGAACTGAATTTGCCGATATGTTACTTTCTGGGAATATCAGTCCTAAACTTTACCAAGAATATTTACACGCCCAATTACAAAATTATATGGTATTGGAATCAGCGGTTGAAGTACCGATGGAATTAGAACCTATCTTTAGGTCAACTTTAATTGAAGAAGATTTATCAGAATTACAATCTACTTACGATTTAGAAGAAGTTGAAGAAAACTTTGAATCCGTTATAGAATATAATAAACATATTCATAAACTTCTCGAAGATGGTGATAACGAAGCATTACTTGCTCATTTGTATGTAAGACACTTTGGAGATGCTCACGGTGGTCAAATCATTAAAAGAAATGTTCCCGGCGCAGGTCTTATGTATGAATTTGAAAACAGAGCAGAGTTGATTAAACAAGTAAGAGAATTATTACATGATGGAATGGCTGACGAAGCAATGATATGTTTTGAATATGCAGAAAGGTTATTCCACGAGCTCATGGAAAACTATCGAAACAACGCAGAAGATTACGAACCAGAAAATTATGCGATGGCAAGACAGATGGGCGGTTGGGAAGACAATGAATAAAATTGAAAGTCCTCTCTTTGATAGATTGAGAAATTTATCAGAGGAAATCTGTAATGTGTTTGATTCCTATATGGAACGTTATGATAATCCTAAACACACAGCAGACTTAAACGGTTGGGAAGATCACTTTTGGTCAAACGACATTATTCGCAAATGTCATTTAAAAACAATTGAACCTGTAGGTAAAAACAAATTGTGGTTAATGCATATTAATGTGTTTCCTGAGTTTGATGTTGACCTTCCTATCTTTGGTTTAGATATTGTTGCTAATCCTAAAAAGATATCAGGTTGCTTTTGCGATTACTCTCCACTTCACGACCGAGGTCATGTATTCCTAGATAAGTTTAAATACGAAACCGAAGAACTAACTTGGACAAGAGCAAGAGAGATGCCTGACTGGGCAAAAGAAATCTTTTCCGAAAATATTGTAGGCGCAGGTTCAATAAGAGAAGGATTAGAAACAGACCAACTTTGTCAGATGGCTTTGAACTTAGTTACTTTTTATTGTTCAGAGATGGGAAATCCTGTTCATCAGAAATTAGATTGTCTGAATACAAAAGAAGCACAGAACAAATATTGTCGTAATCAGAAAATGAATAAGATGCTTCATTCTTCAATACTCGCAATGGGTGTACCTGAAGAACGCAAGAATCAATATGTAGAGAATGTTTTATTTGAAGAAGTATAGACACTTTTGGTGTTATACTTTTGTCAAAGAATAAATCTCATGAATGGTCATAATCGAAGTCCACATGTTAACTTAATAAATAGATTGACATCTAAGTAAAACTTTGTTATAATAGACTTGTCCGGTTGAAATACTTCAGCTGAGCAGGTTTATTATACATTTCAAAAATAACTATTGACATACGCAGTTAACTAGTATATAATATAAGGTATACATGACAAAAAAGAATTCAAAGGAAAAAACTGATATGTCCGTTGTAGCTCTAACACCCGATAAAATCCATCACGAAATAAGCAAACATATTTCAAAAGGAGTTCCATATATTGACGCCTTAGTCGACTTCTCCGAGAAGAATGGAATTGAAATAGAAACAATTGCTCAAATCGTAAAGAAGAGTTCTATCTTGAAAGAAAAGATTCGGACTGAGGCAGTTACTTTAAAGATGGTGAAGAAGGAAGATGAACAAGATATCACAGACTTTAGCAAGTGATGATAGTTTTAATGCTTATGTTAAATTCTTAGCATTGAAAAAACATTTTACAACGGACAATTACGATTACTTTAAATACAATGGAAAGGTACGTGCAAATTACGAAACATTTATGTCTCGAAACGATGCCTATTCATTCGCAAAATTAGCGAAAAAAGATGATGTTCAAGGACTCATTTTAAGTAATCTTTTAATAAATAAAAACATCTGGGTACGCGATTTGCTTGACAGCGAAGGCGAAGCCAGATATATGAATTGGAGGAAAAAGATAGAATCATTAGGTTATGTCTTCAAATCCGAGCTTGCTCATCTTAATGATGAATACAAGCGAAACTTTATATCAGTCGATGGACAACATCCTCTTGTGATGACATTGTTATTACAAAAGAAGATTAGTCTTGAGACGTTTACTATTTTAGCTTTCATGGCGAATATATTTTCGTACTGGAGTGAGAAAATAGTTGACAAACATGTTAGTTTTGATATAATAGACAAATCCAGAAAGTATAAACCTTTCTTGGAGTTTGAACCAAATCGTTTTAAGACAATGGTCAAGGAACGGTTTGATATTTAATACTACGCTATATAACGCTATATAAGGAGAAAAATTATGGCACTAACAGACTTCTCTTCTCTGAAGAAGAATCGCACGAAGACCTTGGATAAGTTGAACTCTCAACTTGAAAAGATATCTTCAAAATCATACCAAGACCCTAACGCAGGAAAATTTTGGAAACCAACGAGAGACAAAGCTGGTAATGGATTCGCAGTAATCCGTTTCTTGCCTGCACCTCAAGGTGAAGAAATGCCTTTCGTAAGGTTGTGGGATCATGGATTCCAAGGACCTACAGGTTTATGGTATATCGAAAATTCACTAACCACATTGAACCAGGATGATCCTGTTTCTGAGTTTAATTCTAAACTGTGGAATAGTGGAGTTGAATCTGATAAAGACCAAGCACGTAAGCAAAAGCGCAGGCTCAAGTATACTGCTAATGTCTATATCGTTAAAGATTCAGGCAATCCTGAAAACGAAGGTAAAGTATTCCTTTATCAATTCGGTAAGAAAATCTTTGATAAGTTGAATGATTTAATGAATCCAACTTTTGAAGATGAGGATCCAGTAAATCCGTTTGACCTATGGGAAGGAGCAAACTTCCGTCTCAAAATCAGACAGTTTGAAGGTTATCCTAACTATGACAAGTCTGAGTTCGACCCTGCTTCACCATTGTCTGAAGACGATGCTGAGTTGGAAAGAATTTGGGGAGAACAACATTCTCTCGAAGAAATTGTTTCTGAAAAGAACTTCAAGTCATATTCCGAGTTGAAAACTAAACTCTATCGTGTTCTTGATTTACAAAATGATGAACCGACTGCTTCTGCACCGGTAACTGAAACTGCTGATGAATTGGATTTATCTGATATGTCCAACGATACAGCTGAACCAGTAATGGCAACGGCTGAACCTAATGTAGGCTCAACCGCTAGTGATGATGATGACCTTAGTATCTTTAAGGAATTGGCACGTAGTTAATAACAGCACGGAGGGTACTTCGGTGCCCTCCTTTTTTAAGGAGATTATATGTCTATAGAAAAAGAAACCACTATACTTGATTTTGATTTTGGTTTTACTGCTGTTGACGCCGATGAATTGGAAGTAGTTCAACAAGCAAAGGAACAGGTTGAAACAACATCTGCTTCTGCTGAACAGAACGCTGCTAAGGCTCAATTACTATATGATGCGGTCGTACCGTTATTGAACAACTTAAAAGCTAACCCAGAAAAGGATTACATATATTGGCCAAACCGATATGAGAAACTTGATGCGTTTGCCGATAAGTTACATCAAATTTTAAGTGGAGAATAAAATGAGTTTACTCGATAAAATGTTAAAAGCTGGGTCAATAAAGCAGGCATCTGCTCTATCTGATTCTGCTTTCTTTAAAGATAAGGATCCTATTCAAACAGAACTACCTATTGTAAATATTGCATTTAGTGGTTCGTTGAAAGGTGGTCTTATCCCAGGTCTTACAGTTGTAGCAGGAGAATCAAAAAGTTTCAAAACTTTGCTCGGCTTATATTGTATGAAGGCTTATTTGAAAAAGTACCCGAAAGGTGTTGCTTTGTTATACGATTCTGAATATGGTATTACACCTGAGTATTTAGAATCTTTTGATATTGATACAACAAGAGTACTTCACATTCCAATTGAAGATGTTGAACAACTAAAGTTTGATATTACAAAAAGATTGGACGAAGTATCGAAAGGTGACAATGTATTCCTAATGATTGACTCAATCGGTAACCTTGCTTCGAAGAAAGAAGTTGAGGATGCTATGAATGAAAAATCAGTAGCGGATATGTCGAGAGCAAAAGCACTCAAGTCATTGTTCAGAATCATTACACCTAAACTGACTACAAAGGATATTCCTTGTATCGCAGTTAACCATACATATAAAGAGATTGGGTTATTTCCTAAGAACATTATTTCAGGTGGTACAGGTATTTACTATTCTGCGAATCAAATCTTTATTATATCTAAGGCCCAAGAGAAAGATGGTACTGACCTAGCAGGTTGGAAATTTACTATCAATATTGAAAAGTCAAGATACGTAAAAGAAAAAGCAAAGCTGCCGTTTAAAGTATTATATGATTCAGGTATTCAAAAGTGGAGTTCCTTAATGGATCTTGCGATTGAATCCGGTCATATTACAAAGGCAACACAAGGATGGTATAATTTGACTGACCTTGAAACTGGTGAAATTATTGAACCGAAACGTAGAGGAAAGGATATTGAAGAAGATGATAGTTTCTTCCAAGACCTAATCCAAAACGATTCATTTAATAAATTTGTTGAAAGAAAGTACAAGCTGACTAATGTGGAGGGAAATGATGCTCGAGAAGACGATACTATCGAATCTGATTCTGAATGAGGACTATTGCCGAAAGGTATATCCTTATCTTAAAGAAGATTACTTTGATGATACCGTTCTTCGTAAAGTATTTGAGACGGCTTCCGAGTACCTAGAAAAGTACAAGGAGCCGCCTTCTCTTGAAGCTTTAAAGATTGCTGTTGATAAAAGAAAGGATCTGACTGAAGATACATATCAAGGTGTTCATCAATTAGTTAGTGAAATGACTATTGATAAAGATACCAATATAGAATTTTTAATTGATGAAACGGAAAAGTTTTGTCAAGATAAAGATTTATATAATAGTATCCGAAAGTCAATCCTTATTCTTGACGGACAAAATACTGACCAAGGAAAAGGTGAAATACCAAGGTTGCTATCTGATAGTTTAGGTATCAGTTTTGACCAATCAGTAGGTCATGATTTCCTTGAAGATGTTGACGATCGTTATGAACATTATCATCGCAAAGAAGAAAGGATTCCATTTGATATTGACATCCTTAACAAAATTACAAAAGGTGGCATACCTCGTAAATCTATGACTGTCTTGTTGGCAACAACAGGTGGTGGTAAGTCTTTACTTAAATGTCACATGGCAGCAAATCATTTGATGTATGGAAAGAATGTTCTGTATATTACAATGGAAATGGCTGCTGAAGAAATCGGCCGTCGCATTGACGCAAACATTATGGATATTACTTTGGACGAAGTTGCTGAAGTACCTCGTGATGTATTTGAAAAAAGAATGGCTCGTTACAAAACAAAGACAACAGGTAAGTTGGTTATTAAAGAATTTCCAACAGGCTCTGCACATAGTGGTCATTTCAGACATTTGCTGAATGAACTCAAACTTAAAAAGAACTTCAGTCCTGATGTTATCTTTTTAGATTACCTGAATATTTGTTCTTCCTCTCGAGTTAAAGGTGCAGCAGCGGCAAACAGTTATACTTTAGTTAAATCAATCGCAGAAGAAGTTCGTGGATTGGCAATGGAATACAATTGTGCAATCGTTACATCTTCTCAATATAACAGAGACGCTTATGGTAACTCTGATGTTGACTTAACAAATACTTCTGAATCTATGGGTATTACTCATACGGCAGATGCAATCTTTGGTCTTGTTAGTTCTGAATACCTTGACGAAATGAATCAACTGATGATTAAACAGTTGAAGAATCGTTGGGGAGACATCAGTTATTATCGAAGATTCCTAGTTGGTATCGAAAGAGCAAAGATGAAGATTTATGAGTTGGAAGAATCGGCTCAGAGCAATATAAATCTTGACGGTCCTGGAGGTGGTCAATCGCCGGGAAAGAAACAGAATTATGATGATGGTCCTGTATTTGACAAGACCGATATTGGCCTTAGGCTAAATAAACGTAAACCTGGTAAAAATGTCTTTGGAGATGTAGAACTTAGATAGACTTATCTGTATAAATAAACTAAAGTACACTAGATTTAACACAGGTTATTTATGCGCAGATTTAAAACATTTGCTTCTATCAATGAAGCTTCTCTAATGAAACCCGACTATGTAATTGGTCATAAGGTTGTTTGGAAAGGTACCGACTTTGCTGAACTAGGCAAACTTGGTTATACTAAGGGTGATGTATTTGAAATAGTATCAGGCGGTAAAGTCGAAGTTTCAGTAGGTAAAGAAACTGGTGAAATTGAGAAATTTATTAAAGGACCTGATGGAAAGGTTATTCGATTAAAAGGCGGACAAGGCTATAAGTCATCTGCCTTCACTCATTATAAAGAAGGAGGAGGTATTCCTTCTGGTGCAGAGTGGGAAGACCTTATTGTATTTGCTTATAATAAATTAAATGGTGTAAGTACAGATCCTGCGACAGAAGAAGTCGCAATGAAATATTGGGATAAGTACTCAGAACAATCATTTACAATTGCCGAAAACTTTAAGAAAGGTTTATCTGCCAAACAGTTAGTTCAAACTGGTCGTGGTATTGGTTCAGTAAGTCTTGGTCCTATATGGAAAGAATCTGGCGCAAGGAATAAAACTCCAAAGACGGATATTGCATCTTCTGACTTCAACGAAAAGATTTCATTAAAGAAAGCAGGTGGTTCTCAATTAGCTTCAGCCGAAAAGAAAGAAGCAATCGCAATTGTTAAAGCTGCC